TTAAACTTGAACTTAAACTAGATAAAATAAATCAAACCCAATACCCACGGCGTTACGCCCAAGCATTAACCAAACAAGGAGTCCCAGTTTTAAAAACAGATTCGTCTTTCGCTTCTGACTCTCAAGTATTAATAAACCAACTAAAATTTATTATAGATTCAAATCCTAATATAACACCTGAATAGTTTAATATTTATAATTATGAAAACAGATATTTTAAAAAAGTTAATTAAAGAAGCAGTTCGTGAAGCTATTCAAGAAGAACTTAAAGATATCCTCCTTGAAGCAGTACGTGCTCCAAAAACAATAGTTAATGAAACAGTAAATCCTCAAGTTTTTACTCAACCAAACGGAACTACTGTAAATCATGACCTTAGACGTAATTTAAGAAACATGATTGGAGGCGAATTTGACACTACTATCACAGCTAATTCATCTCATGCCCAACCAGCTTATACTCCACCACCAGTTAATACAGCAGGTGAAGGCTCAAGTTTGCCTGGTGGTGAAGTGAGTTTGAACCAAATAATGGGACTAATGACAAATAAATAATGCCAACACAATTACCTCCCATAAACCCTATAGATTTAGACCCTAACTCAGCTCTAGGTGTGTCTATACCATTTAATGGATCAGCAGTATTTAATTCAACTTATGACACTAGTACCCAAATAAGATCTAATATTATAAATTTTCTTTTAACTGATTATGATGAAAGAGTATACCAACCTAATTTTGGGTCTAATTTAAGACAAATTTTATTTGAAGGTATTACAGAATCTAATTTAAAAGCCTTAGAACCTAAAATAGCTAATGACATAGAAAGTAATTTCCCAGTTGTTAAAGTTACAAATGTGACATTATCATCAGCTAATCAAGAATATGCAGTACAATTAAATATCAATTATACTTTATATAATAGTATTACCCAAAATATACAAATAACATTTTAATAAATGGCCACTGAAAATAGAGATATAAAATATATAAATAAAGACTTTAGTGATTTTAGATCAGCTTTAATTAATTACACTAAAACTTATTTTCCTAACACATACAATGATTTCTCTCCTTCATCTCCAGGTATGCTATTTATGGAGATGTCAGCTTATGTAGGTGATGTTTTATCATTTTATCTTGACAATCAGATTCAAGAAAATTTTATTCAATTCGCTCGTCAACAGAATAACATATATACTTTAGCTTATATGTTAGGTTATAGACCTAAAGTAACAACAGCAGCTACTGTTGATATAGATATTTATCAACAAGTTCCCTCTAAACTTGAAGGTACAACATATGTACCTGATTATAATTATGCTTTATATATAAATGAAAATTTAAGTTTAGCCTCAACATTAGTTGGTGGATCTAGTTTTTTAATACAAGACCCTATAGACTTTTCATACTCTAGTTCTTTAGATCCAACTATAGTATCAACATATTCTGTTAATACCACCACAAATATCCCTGATTACTTTTTACTTAAAAAAACAAGAAAAGCTATCTCAGCTAATATACAAACTAAAACATTTGATTTTGGGTCTCCTGAACGTTTTCAAACTATTAATATAAATAATACTAATATTATTCAAGTATTAGATATAGTTGATAGTGATGGAAATGAATGGTATGAGGTTCCATATTTAGCTCAAGAAACTATATATGACACTATAAAAAATACTAATCCTAATGATCCTAACAATTATCAAGATCAAGGAGAAGTACCTTATTTATTACAATTAAAAAAAGTACCTCGTAGATTTGTTACTCGTTTTACATCCCCTACAAACCTACAAATTCAATTTGGAGTTGGTACTAATACTCAAAATAATGAGGAAGAAATTATTCCTAATCCTGATAATGTAGGACTAGGTCTTCCTAGTAAAAGATCATTATTAACCACCGCCTTCTCCCCAGCTAATTTTTTATATACTAACACTTATGGTATATCTCCATCTAATACAACTTTAACAGTTAGATATTTAACAGGAGGAGGAATTACTTCTAATGCTCCTGCTTCAACTTTAACAGTTGTAAATAATAAATCATCTAATGTTAAATTTCAAAATAATAATTTAGACCCTGTTTTATCCCAAAATATATTTGAATCTTTAGCTGTCACTAACCCATCAGCGGCTTCAGGTGGCCAAGGAGCAGATACCTCAGATGATATAAGATTTAATTCTTTATCAACATTCGCAACTCAATTAAGAACAGTAACACAAGATGACTATTTAGTTAGAGCATTAAGTTTACCTCCTCAATATGGTTCAGTAGCCAAAGCTTATATAGAAACTCAAAAATTAGAAAATCTCCTACCAGGAGAAACTCCATCCATCTTAAATTTATATGTTTTAGCTTTTGATAATAATAAAAAATTAATTCAATCATCTCAAGCTTTAAAACAAAATTTATCAACATATTTGTCTCAATACAGAGTTATTAATGATTCTATTAAAATTAAAGATGCATTTATTATTAATATAGGTATAGAATTTGACATAATTACATTTCCTGAGTATAATAATAATGAAGTTATTTTCAATTGTATCCAACAATTAAAAGATTATTTTATTATAGATAAATGGTTAATAAATGAACCCATTATGTTAAAAGATTTATATATTATGTTGGATAAAGTAGCTGGTGTGCAAACTGTTAAAAATATTAGTATAACTAATAAAGTAGGTACCATATTTGGATCATCCACAGGATACTCAGATTATGCTTATGATATTAGAGGAGCTACTCAAAATAATGTTATTTATCCATCATTAGATCCAATGATATTTGAAGTTAAATATCCTGATATTGATATTAAAGGACGTGTAGTACCTTTATAATTTTTATATTTATAATAAAAAATGGCTGTATATAAAATTTTTCCTAGTAAGGACGCTACCATATATTCCCAATATCCTAGTAAAAATACAGGACTAGATGAAATACTAGAGACATCTACATTCATAATTGACACATTGTCTTCTTATCCTCAAACAAGTAGATTTTTAGTTCAATTTGATACAACTGATATAAATGATATTATTAATAATAAAATTTTAACCTCAAATTGGAAAGCATATTTTAGAGGATTTAGAGCTAATATAGAAGGATTAAACTCAACAACTATATTAGAATTCTACCCTATCTCAGGCTCATGGAATATGGGAACAGGGAAATATAACTATAGTCCTGAGTTAACAAATGGAGTTGGATGGAGATGGAGAGCTTACTCAGGAAGTGAAGCATGGGCTACAAGTGGTTTTTCTTCATTTGTTACCTCTTCATATAGTACTGCTTCTATTGGAGGTGGTAATTGGTATTATAGCTCATCAAATTCTACTGTTTTACCTATTTATTCAACTCAAAGTTTTGATTATTTTTCTGATGGTGATATTAATGTTGATATCACTAATATGGTAAAAGCTTGGAATAGTGGTTCTATAGAAAATAATGGGTTAATAGTTAAACAAGCTATTGAGTTTATAAATGATAATGCTTATCAAATAGAGATGAAATACTTCTCTAGAGATACTAACACTATATATCCACCTCAATTAGAATTCAGATGGAGAGATTATGTTTGGAATACAGGATCATCAACTAACACTATTCTAAATACTCAAATAGCCACAGTTACTTTATCTGAAAACCCAGGTGTATTTTACTTAGATAGCATAAACAAATTTAGAATTAATAGTAGACCAACATACCCAGCTAGAGAATTTCAAACATCATCAATTTATACTAAAAACTATTATTTACCTACTTCTTCATTTTATTCTATAAAAGACTTGGATACTAATGAAGTTGTTATTGATTTTGATGATCAATATACTCAATTAAGTGCTGATAATCAAAGTAGTTATTTTACATTATATATGAGTGGTTTAGAGCCTGAGAGATATTATAAAATTTTAATTAAATCTATTATAGATGGTTCAACAATAATTTTTGATAATGAATATTATTTTAAAATAATAAATGGCTAGATATACTTTAAATAAAACTGTTTTTGATGCTAATTCTTATGAAAAAGCAATTGATACCTCTTTCTCTAAAGACAACACCCCACCACCCCCAGTTGTAGATGTCATCAATGTTAGTGAATTTTTTAAAATATATGATAATATTTTTTATGACATACCCTCTACAGGTGTGATTAATTCTCATGAATATCTAATAAAGAGAAGTAGTGAATATATTCAACCTAGCCAAATAAATGAAGATACACAATTATTAATAGATGAAATAAATATTTTAAGACAAGACCTATTAGTAGCTAATCAAACCATACTTAATTTACAACTCTCATCTAGTTTTACTCAAATAACATCTAGTCTTAATACGTTACCTTAATAATG